CATCGCCAACGCCGGGCGCGGAGGTGTGAAGTCGTACAACGTCATCTTGACCTGCGCCATTGACTCGGACCGGCACTACTGGATTATCCGTTATGACCGTGGGCGCTACACACCGAGCGAAGTTGTTGAACGCATCGCTCAACATACAATGGCCTACCCAGTTGAACGGGTAGGAATAGAGGTGGTATATTATCAGAAGGCGATCCTTGAGGAAGTCCGCCGGTTCTACGAACGCACCGGCATCTCCTTTCCCGTCAGTGCGTATGACCGTGATCGTAAACTGTCAAAGGACGCGCGCATCCGTGGGCTGCAGCCTGTCGCCGCGAACGGCGCACTGCACTATCACGAGTCGATGACAGAGTTCCTCGAAGAGTACGAGGACTACCCGGCGTCGCGTACACGTGACATCCTCGATGCCTTGAGCGATCAGTTGAAACTTGCACAGCCGCCCGAACCCCTGCCCCCGGCGGCGTTAGGTAATCCATTCGACATCGAAGAAATTATCGCGGAAGCAAAGCGCCGCATCCAACAAAGCGGCTACGGTATTTCGCCGGGCCTTGTCGCTGACGAAGTGTTTTTCAGCCGAAACTAAAAACTGGAGGTTTTTATGCCAAGAGTCGGTCGACAGAATTTTTCATATACCCCGTCGGGCATCCAGGCCGCGACAGCCGCAGCATCCCGCAAGATGCTTAAGGACAGGAAGCCCCGGGGTGCACGCCGTAAGAGCGTGGCCATGACCCGCGCGCTCTTCAAGAAACCGTAGGAGGAAGACATGCCCAGAGCCCTCCATATTATAAATGCCGCCTACTAGGGAGGCGTTGCGTAAGCGCTCACGCAGGTCCGGACTCAGGCGTATTGTGACGAAGGGCCGCAGGCCCTGGGCCATCGCCGGTGGACTTGGGCGCAAAAAGTTTAAGAGCACGAGACTCGCCCTGCTTGTAGCAGGTCGGGTACGCTGATGAAAATCGGAGGTTTCTAATGCCGGACGTTATCCATAACTCGGTTGACCTGAACAATCCGAATCCCAGTCCGGAACGCTCGGTCATGTGGTGGCAAGAGGAGATACGGCGCGGACTGCTATATCAGCAGATGTTCGGCCGGCCTGATGAGTGGCAGAGGTTCCGCGCTTACTATAGGCACCAATGGAAGCCCGGCACGGTGATGCCCGTTAACATGGTATTCTCTATCATTCGCAGTATGATCCCGCAAGTGTACTTTCACAATCCCAAAGTGTTCGTCACTTCCGCTCGGCCCGGTATGGAGCTGCACGCTCGGACCGTTGAGGCCATTGATAATCAGCTGATACGCGAGATGGGCATTAAGCGTCAGCTGAAACGTGTTATTCAGGATGCGGGTATTCAGGGGAGCGCTGCGTTATGGCGCGGGTATGACTCGGAGTATGGCTGGGACCCTGAGCAGACGGACCCGACAACGGGCGACTCGTCCTTGACGTTCCTGGATAAGAAAGGGTTTAAACTTGAATACAACGCGTATGTCGCTCCCGGGATGCCTTGGGCCCTCCGAGCGGAGCTTGAGTCAACGATTTTTCCGTGGGGAACGCGAGACGTACGGAACGCAGAGTGGGTCGCGATGCGGGTAATGCGCCCGCTGCGTGATGTGAAGAAGGACCCGAAGTATCGGAATACGTCGAAGCTTGCCCCCGTTAAGATGCAGGCCAATTCGTCGGGAGGGCAGAGTGAGTTCGCGAAGATCTTTGAGCATGTTGAACACGCAGAACTTTGGCAGATCCGCGATATCAAAACGGGCGAGATCATTGTCATTGCCCTTGACCACCCAGACTTCCTGCGCCAGGAAGAAGATGTCCTGCAGATAGAAGGCGCTCCATTCCACTGGTTCGTCTTCAACGAAGATCCCGTGTTCCCGTGGGGAATCCCGGATGCCAGGATCATGGAGCCCCAGCAATTAGAACTCAATGAGACGCGTAAGCTGGCGATGTACCACCGGCGTGTGGCGATTGTCAAAGCGCTTGTTAAGAAGGGCGCTGTCAAGAAAGAGGAAATGGATAAGCTCCTTGATGAGGACGTCAAGGCCCTTGTGAACGTGGAGTCCGAAGGATCAATCCGTGAGGCCGTAGAGTTCGTGCAGTCACAGATACCGAATGACCTGCATACGTGGGCCGCGCTGATACGGGAGGACATACGCGAGACGACGGGCTTCAGCCGAAATCAGTCGGGGCTGCCCCAAGGTGACCGGACGACAGCGACGGAGGCAAAGATTGTCTCAGGCGCCTTTGAGATCCGGGTTGATGAAAGACGGGATATGGCCGCCGATCTCCTAGAGGAAATTATGCGGGGGACCAACCAGACCATCTTCAAGTTCTGGAATACGAAGCGTGTCGTCCAAGTCGTAGGCCCAACCGGCCTACCGGGTTGGATTGAGTACACTGGGGACCAGCTGACCGGAGAGTACAATTATCGAATCGACCCCAATAATGGTGCTCCTGTTTCGGGTCAGACAAGGAAACAAGACGCTGCCCAACTCCTTCAGCTGTGGGCTGGCATCGGCAAGGGTGCGCCGCCTCCCGCTGAGCTGACACGGTTCATCTTCAGCAACTATGACGGTATCAACGTTGAGGCTCTCGTTCAGCAGATGTCCCTTCTCCACGGACAGAATGTGGCGGGACTGCCTGGGGGAAGCCCGGAGCAACCGGCTTCTCTGCAGCAGGCATTGCAGGGGGGCCCAGGGGTGAGTCCGGCATTTGCTTCCGCTGGGGCGCCTACGAGCGCTCCGCAGGCACCGGTGCAACTGTAATGGCGATGGAGAACCCCAGGCGTTTCGATCCAGAGACGCAGCATAGGAAGAGGCAGACCAAAGGTTACGTGACTGCCCGGTACTGCAGTGAGTGCCGTAAATGGACCCGACCGCAGAACAGCGAAAGGTGCGAATGTCAGAAGAAGCAGACCAAAGATTGGATGCGTATCAACACCGGGAGTTGTTACCGCGGGTGGTATGAGCATCTGGACCGGGAGCCGGTGTGGGTGGACTCCAAGGCTGACCTGTACAGAGAGTGTAAGAAGCGAGGATTGGAGGCCCGAGCTCTCGTGAGCGGAGGCGAGATGAAGCGACCGAAGGGAGCGTGACCTATGAGTAAGGCGAGACCGAAGAGACAAAGTAGGAAGAAGGAACCGGAGCCGACCGAAGATGTGTCGGGGTTGGAGATGTCGGGACTGGCAGTCGAAGCTGCCCCCGTCAACGAAGACTTAGAAATAAAGGAGATTATCGTTGCGCCATCTTTACACGGTGCAAAACCTATGGTACGCTTTAATGGAACGTGGCACACCAAGGAAGTCCATATGATTCTGCGGGCGATTCCACGGGCCTTCCGATTACACCAACAATCCATGCGAAAATCCGGACAACACCGTTTCACAACCTAGGGGGTAACCTATGTTTATTGAAGGCGAAAACCAAAATTTTGAAGCGTCGGCAGACGAATCTGCCGTTGAAGGAAGCGAGAATGAGGAAGCAACCGCGAGCGAAGGCGCGGATGAAGGTGCGAAACCGACCCTGGAATCTCTTCAGCAATCCCTGAGGGAGACGCAGGAGCAGCTTCAAGCTTCGCAGATGCGAATGCTTGATCCTGAATATCAGGAGTACTTGGCGGACAGACGAGCCGGCGGCAAAAAGGAACCTCAGCCGAAGGCCCCCGCGAAACCTATGGACCCGCTCGAAGGCTTGAGCGAAGAAGAGGTTAACGCGATGTCCAATAAGCAGCTGATCCATACGGCCGTTACAAGAGCGGTTGAAAGCATCTCCTCAAAACTGCGCGACGACCTACTCCCCGAGATTGAGCAGCGTTTAAGCTCTATGGGGGATACCGTTGCGGATCAGGCCGCCAAACGCGAAGTTGCGGAGGCCGCGTCCAAGTACCAAGACTTCTGGACTTATCAGAAGCAGATGGTTGCGTTGTCTGTGCAGCCAAAGTACGACGGTCTGGGCGCCGAAGATCTTTACCTTCTGGCCAAGGCGGCCAAAGATGGAGGTAAGCAGCCGAAAGGTCCTGTCAGTAAACCGACACCGGGACAGAGGATATCCGCGAAGGCGGGTACCGAAAAGCCTGGAACGGGAACCGGCGGAGACCCTAAAGGGAAAACCGAGGAAATGTCAGCTGAAGAAGCGGGGAACGCAGCTTGGGAAAAGGTTTTCGGCAAAAAATAAAGGAGCCTTAAATGGCACTTCCTACAAGAACCGAGACGCTCGATGATTTTTACACTTCAACGTGGAATAACAGGTCGAAGCAAG